TCCCTTGCCAATTTTACTTCTACTGCTTTGACTAATGGCATGACTACTCGAGCATGGCTTAAAAGTATCTTGCAGCCTTTGTTCCGCTCTCTCATTTTGGCGGTTGGTGGCGTTTGCGCTCTCTTTGCCATCTATAAGATTTCCACTCATTCGAGTGAAGAATCTGGCGGTACTCGTACCTCAAAGAACAATGGTCCTCGATATACTGTTCCTGAATCCGGCGGTTACGATGCCATTTCTAAGATCATAGAAAACGCTACTGGATTCATCTACGACAGACGCTCTTTAAATTGTACCAACGTATTGTTCGTAGGGGGACATTTCATCTTAGTTCCCCGGCACTTTTTCTATAATGATGAAGGCGAGATCGATCACTCATATCGAGAGATTGAACTCCTGAAGTCTACTTGGAATGGACTGCCGCGAGTGTTCAACTTTAATAGCACTCGCCTGATCGAGATAAAGGGCAACATGTATTCTGAAACGACGGACGTCTTTTGTCGTCAGGATTTGATTCTCTACGAACTAGATCATTCCATATTTTCTGCGGAGAAGAATATTGTCAAACACTTTTGGGATGGTTCTCACAGCGTTAAAGGCATGGCCGTCGATAAATATGACTACGTTCCTTACGAAAATGGTCATTATTCCGGCCGTTTCATAGTTTCTCGTGGAGTCGTTACCCAAGAACGAACCTCCACTCTTAGACGTGAAGGAAAGCAAACCGTTTATTTGAACATAGGAATGGCTTCGTGTTCTTCCCGCCCTGCTTCATGTGGTAGTGCTTTTAGGTTGTTGAGACAAGAATCTCCGATCATAGGCATACACATAGCTAGAGCTGGGAGCAGTGATTCAAACCCTGAGAGTTGTTTCCATTACATTACCCGGAAAGCGTTGCAAGACGCTATGGATACTAGAGAGATCATTAATTTGAGTCCCATGTTTACCATCGAAGAGTCGTCTGTGTTTCCTTACTTACCAGATAACGCTACTATCTATACAGTTGGCAAGGTATCCAAACCCGCCTTTCAGCCAACTAGAACTGATATATGCAAGTCTTTAGCCTACGAGGCGTGTGGTCCATCAATAACCCAGCCTTCCGTTCTGTCTCCTTATGATTCTAGACTACCGATCGAATTCCGCGGCGACAATTTCTACAAGCAATTGTTCTCGGGATACACTCAATTACCAGGAGTTCCATTTCCTGATGATGAGCTTGATGAAGCTTTCGATTCGCTGAATGAACAGTTTGGACGTATCCAGGCTAAATCTTTTGTTCCGAATAGAAAATTGACGCTTTTGGAGGCTATTAATGGATTATCGTGGATCCCCCAAAATACTCGCATCGACATGTCTACGTCGTGTGGATACCCGTATGTTGGAGAAGGACTCACCAAGAAGGATCTGTTTTATGAAGAGGATGGGGTCATTTATCCTACTCGTCGAATTATTGACGATTATAATAAGGCCATTAAAGAGATTGAAAATGGAATAGTTCCTTTTCTTCCTTATACTCTTTCATTGAAGGATGAGCGCGTTAAACACGCAAAGATCACCACTCCTAAGACTAGAATATTCAGTTGTTCTAATGTCATACATTTCTTAGTTATGCGTACGTATTTTTATAGCGCTCTTTTTCAATTTTATCACGCTTCTATTTCAGATTCTTTTTGCATACCGTCGTTAGATCGACTTTCTTTAGATTGGCATGATTTGGCCACATACATGTTAGAGGCAGGACCGCGCGGTTTTGACTTTGATTTTAAGTTTTGGGATAGGAACATTCCCAAGAAGGTTATCGTCCGCGCTGTTCGTGTCTTGCTTCGCTCTCAACCCATTTCCGATCTAGAGCGAAAGACTCTTGAAGAGTTTATTTCATCGTCATACGCTATTTTTCGTGATTATTTGCTCCTAATTTTGAGTATTATGTCTGGTTGTCTTCTAACTTTTCTTATGAATTGTTTGATCAATGAAGGACTGCATCGCGCTGCTTATTTACACCTAGCTCGCAAGCACAGCCCCTACCTTGCCTCCATTCCCATATACTTGAAGTATGTCAGAGGTATGCGTGGAGGCGATGATACGATCACTACCGCAGACCCTCGTATTCTTGAGTTCTACAACGGACGTACAGTCGCTGAGTATTTCAAAAGCCACTGTCTCGATGTTACTTCTTCGGACAAGTCTTTGAACATAGCTGAATCCACGCCTTTCATGGATCTGTCCTTTCTTAAGAATACTACTATTTATCGAGATGGATACTTTCTACCCAAACCTGAATTGGCGTCTCTTACTGAATCCATGTATTGGATTCGGTTGAATAAACATCAACGAGACGCCAAGAAGGCTACAGAAGACAATGTCACTGCTGCACTGCGTGGCGTTTTCTTCCATGGCAAGAAGGTATTCAATGACATTAGAGACAGAGTGTTGACAAAAGCTCCAACACTTTGTCTGCCTACCTATTCAGAGCTTTATCGTGTTTTCACAGGATACTACCGCTTCCCCGGCGCGCACGCGGACTTTGCATCGCGCGTCGACCAAGAAGATCCTTTCCTCAACAACGCGGAGCCTCATGAGGCGATACACCGTCCAGTTAGTCAGGATCAATATATTACTATGATTACTAACACTATTCCAGAATCGGGTGCGACCGATAAATCGCAAATCGAGATGAGCCAGCAACCAGCTATTGCCATCTCTGATACAGTTGGAAATGTCCTTCCATCGGATGTCTCCCTAGCTAATTCCAACGACCCTGCTAAGGTCGCTACTGAGCGCATCGGTACTACCATTCATGACGCTCCGCAGAAGACTTTGACAGCTGTCTCTGTCGGTAAAACTACAGTTCAATCTAAGAATGATCGAGCTGCAGCATATATGAATGATCCATCATGGGATCTATCTATGTTGTCTAATAAGTTTACCTACATTGAAGACATCACGTGGGATATTACTCAAGTTGCCAATATGGTCCTTAAACGATATAATGTTCCGAAAGACCTCATCCGCACAGCGGCCCAGAAAGCCCCTTTTCTAGTTACAAAGTTATGGAAATGTAAGGATATTGTTTTGAAGATAGTCCTGAAGGCATCCCCCTTTTATGCGGGATGTCTCGGATTAGGATTTTATCCTCTTGGCGATCCTGTCGTCTCAATGGATCCTAACATAATGATTCCTCTGGGAGCTCAGATTGTAAAAGTTTCGCAAGACGAGTCCCATGAGATAACGATCCCGTTCCGTCATTTTTATGGATACATAGATGCCAATGATGAGGCTCAAACATTAGGACAATTTTACATTTGGGTCATTTCCCCTCTTCGCACAGGCACTGGTAACGCTAATTCTATTTCCATGTCCGTTTACGTTGCTTTTGAAGGTAATGAGTTTAAGCTGCCTGATATAGTCCCAGCTGGATCTTTCCATTCCTACAAATTGGATAAACATCAATCCATGGTCGTCACATTACCTGAAAGCGGCCGGGACTTAGGTTCCTCCAAAATAAAAGATGGAATAAAAGATTCGCAATTTTCACAAAAAGCCGTTGAAGCATCTGTAAACGACAATATTGCCGATATGAAAGCTACCGTTTTATCAAATGGTCCAGGAACAGTCGCGCGTGTAAGGCCCCAACATTATCAGGACGCCCCGACGTGCATGAACCAGCTTTCCAAAAGATGGAGGACTTTGGGACTTTATAAGTTGTTCGTTCAAGCTAATGCCGAACGCACTATAACCATTCCTATCGTTCTTCTCGCCCCCGCTATAGCTCCGTTTTGGACTTATTTTGCCGCGTATCGAGGCTCTCTAAACGTTCGCATCGACTCGGATGCTGATTCTATGAAAGGCATGCTTATTACTGTTAAGGGTATTGGCGCTGGCGATACACTGTCTGGATCTATGGTAATGGACCCACTGACCACTTCTGTCACTGTTAGCGTGCCTTGGATGCATGACACGTTTATTGGTTCATTCACAGGATTTAATACGGGCCTTTCTGATACCGACGCCATTTATATCAACGTCATCAACTATACTAACACCGACAAATTTTTCGATTTTAATATTTACGGCGCAGTCGGTGATGACTGGCATTATGGCATATTTAGGGGCACCGAAAGCCTTCCTGAGCTCATTCCATTAAACATTACTGCTACTGGAAACCTCGCATTCGTCAGAACTGAGATAGAATCCGGCATTTTGGAAGAAATTAACACTGCTTTGGATAACACCATACCTATAGTAGAGAAAGTTTCTGTACTGGCTAGTCTTTTAGACGCTCACATGATTACCCAGCAGCCTGCCCCTGTGCTTATGAAGACTCGTCCTTATACTATATCTACCGATGTCCCTCAATTCGTTGAACGACTTTGGACCACCAATCATAATGGCATGTCTTTGCCCGATGATCAATGTTTCGGTGTTTCCACTACTGAAACCGACATACGTCGATTGGTTACCGAGACTAAGACTTTGTCTGCGAGATATTCATGGCAGCAAAGTCACGCTGCTGGTCATGTTCTCGCCAATATTGAGGTTGGTCCAGATATGGCTATCACTCCCGGCTGTTTACATGGCATATTTGCCAAGATGTACAAGAAATGGCATGGAGGAATAGTCTTTCTGTTTGACATCATAGCATCGGAGATGCACCGTGGACAACTTTTGTGTGCGTATTCTCCTCGTCAATCTTTCTCACCTGCTTATGCTGATGCCAGTCAGACGTATTTTACCACACTAGATTTAAATAGTGGACGTGGTACATACGCCGTCATTTGCCCGTATTTGTGTGAGAAGCCGTATCTCGATGTTGGGGATGGAATGGGTACATTGACTCTTTATGTACAAACTCCACTTCGCTCGACCTCGGCTGTTCACCCTGATGTGGAGATAGTCATGTATACTGCCTTCGACCACGATATAGCTTTTGGTTTGTATGGGACCGATGGATTTTTGGCTAGTCCGTCCAATTCTAACCTTGTTCGCACGGTAATGAAGAAAAGCAAGTAGTTTGATACGCTTTAGATATCGCTTCATAAATTATTTTATCTCTGATAATTTATGAATTTTCGTTTTAGAGATTTTGCTATTTTATATTTTTGACTTTTACAATTGCAC